CAACAGCTTTATCTGTAGTAGCAATTTGCACTTCCCATTGCTCTGTACCGAATGGATTAACTGGTTTAGCTAATTTAGCCCAGTTGATTTCTACGTTATCGATGCGAAAATTTCTTGGTTCAAATGTAGTCATGAATAGTACCTTTCAGGCTTGAGTTTAATGAAAGATACGCTAAAATTTCTTCTCATGGCTTACGCGCAGGAAGTTGAATTTTAGCGCATCTGGTAGATAACTAATTAATCACAGTGATCTTTTGATATGATTATAGATGTATGAGTAATATAGTTTAGTATAATAAAAAATCGCGTTAGCGATTTTAGATTAAGAGTTATTATGGATTTTAATGATGCTATAAGCAAACCATAAGATCCATAAGAATGCTAGTATATGAATAAAAGTATATATGAAGATGAATAAATCCATATCTATTTCCTTTCTATAAGTTAGGACGGGTGGTTACTCGCAGTTATTCTTGGAGATAAACTTCTAGTAAACTGCTGCGTTAGCTACAAACCCGCCGGACTTCGGTATCCGATGTCGGTTATCTAAAACTAAAGGCGGCGTTAGCCGCCCTTAGCACACACGTTATCTCAGACAATACATACATATCCGATGTCCGACTTTTACGTCGTCGAACTTTTCTTTCGCTTCAGCTATTGTAAGATGTGGAAAGTCTTCGGGATGATAACAGTTATCACATTGACCTTCTTCACCTTCTAGTATTTCATAAGCTGACCAGTAATCGACATCAACCATTTAGATTCTCCTCAGTTAGTTTAAAGTATAATAAAAAATCCTGATAAGGATTTTGGACTACGGTACGCCAGCTCTCCTTCGGATCTCGGTGGAGGATGGTAGTACTTTAAAAAAAGGGCCGTTAGGCCCTTTAGTTTTAGAGAGGTAGAGGAGGTTCTTCAGGAGTTGGAGAAGAAGGTAGTTGTTGAGTATTATTAATATTATTAGGAGTAGGTTTAATATTAAGAAAGGAGTTTATATTATTATGAAATTTAGTATAAGGAATATTAGTTTGATTATTTATAATAATATAAGATAAAGAGAATTGTTTATTTTGAATTAAGGGAATTACTTTAGGATTAAGAAAGTAATTAGAGAAGTTTTGAATTTGTTGTTGATTATATAAAGGATTAATAAATTGGTACATATCGTGCTCCGTGTGTGAATATTATAATTGATTTTATAATAAGTGTAATAAAAAATCTCGATAGAGATTTTAAGAGTATATAGATATAAAGAGAGATATTAGAAAGTAGGGGGTTAGAAGATATATAGGTATATATAAAAAAATATAGAGTTAAATTGATTCACACTCTTAAGAGCTTATAGTTATATGTATAGTTATATATCTGGCCCCCTCTTAAAGGAGACAATTAAAATTAAATGTCCCCTAAAAGATATTTATTGCGAGGATAAAATAAATGAGTAGTCAAACAAAAGAGTTGTTAAAGTTATTGGAAGAGCGTAAGAAGCGTAAAGATATAAACCAATATAAAAATAACTTTGAAAAGTTTGCTGCTGATAACTTAAAGATTATTACTAAAGACGCTAAAAGGGGTTTTGTAAATTTTACTTTTAATGATTGTCAAAAACAAATATCAGAAATTTTAGATACGCAACTTGCTACTACAGGTAAAGTAAGAGCAATCATATTAAAAGCAAGACAACAAGGTATAAGTACATATTGTGCAGGAAGAGTGTTTTGGAAAACATACTTTACACCACATGCACGTTCAGTTGTTATGGCACATGATAGTGCAACCTCAGATGCGTTGTTTACAATGAGTAGAAATCTTATTAGGAATATGGCACCTACATATAAGCCAAAAGAATTAAAATCAAATGCAAAAGAAATTGTTATATCGTCACCTCAATTTAAAAAAGATACATCTGGTGAAAAACCTGTAGCATCATATAGATTATACACAGCAGGTTCGCCTGAAGCTGGAAGAGGTACAACACCTACTATTGCACATTTATCAGAGATTGCATTCTGGCAACATGATGAAAAGATATTAGCTGGTTTGTTCCAGGGTATATCTGAAGCTGAGGGTACTGAAGTTATTCTTGAGTCCACAGCTAATGGTGCAACAGGAGAATTTTATAGATTATGGAGAGGAGCTCTTGAGGGTGAAAATGAATATACTCCAATATTTTTACCATGGTTTATTACAAAAGAATATTATAGAGATCCTCCAGAAACATTCGAACGCTCAAGTGAAGAAGAGCTACTAGTAGAACAGTACGATCTAAATGATGGTCAGCTCTACTGGCGTCGGTTGAAGATTGCTGAAGGTGGGGAACTAAAGTTCCGCCAAGAATACCCAGCAACTCCCGATGAAGCATTTATTACGGCAGGCTCTTCAGTATTTGCTTTAGATAAGTTATCTGCATTAGAAGCTATTGCTCCAGAAAAAAGAATGAGATTTGATTTCAATGCTTCAATGTGGGAAGATACAAATGAAGGAAATTTTTATATATGGGATTATCCTGATTGGGATTCTAACTATGTAGTTGCGGCTGATGTATCCTTAGGGGTAGGTCAAGATTATTCAGCAGCAATAGTTATGGATACAGAAAGAAGGATAATTGGTTTGTATAGAGATAACCATATTGATCCTAGTAAGTTTGGTGATTTGTTATTTTATTTAGGAAGATACTATAATAATGCATTATTAACTGTTGAAAGTAATTCAATGGGTATTGCAACCTTATCACGTCTAACACAAATGAATTATATTAATTTATATAAGCAAACAAAGATTTCAGCTATATCAAAAGAAGAAGGACAAGTTCCAGGTTTTAGAACAACCCAGGCAACTAAGCCTCACATTATTGGTAATTTAAAAAACGCTGTTGAAAATGATGATATATGGATTGGTTCTAGTGTTATAATTCAAGAATTAAAAGATTATATTAGTACAAACTCAGGAAAAACAGAAGCAGCTCCTGGGTGTCATGATGATACTGTTATGGCAATGGCTATTGGTTTAGAAACATTGCGTACACATTATGATAAGTTAACAAGAGATAAAGTCCCGTGGTCTCAGAAGTTTGAAACATTTGAACAAGATGATACCGAGTGGATTTAACTGGATCCCGTTGTCCTCACTCCTATGGCGGAGGGAGGGGATATGTCCGCCACTTATAGATATAGGAGGGAACTATGGCTATTGAAAAATCTGGTGAACGCTTTGCAGGTTATAACAAACCTAAAAGAACACCTGGACATAAAACAAAATCACATGCTGTATTAGCAAAAGAAGGTGATAAAGTAAGATTAATAAGATTTGGACAACAAGGTGTTCGAGGTGCAGGTAAGAATCCTACCAGTGCTAAAGATAAAGCTCGTAAGAAAAGTTACTATGCAAGACATAATGCACAGGGTAAACCTAGTAGTAAGATGTCTGCAAAGTATTGGTCTCATAAAGTTAAATGGTGATGATATGGCAAAAAGTACAGTAAACAAAGCAGGTAACTATACAAAACCTACAATGAGAAAAGCGTTATTCAGTAGAATTAAAGCAAGTGATAAAGGTGGAAGACCTGGACAATGGAGTGCACGTAAAGCACAGATGTTAGCGAAACAATATAAAGCTAAAGGTGGAGGTTACCGTGGCTCTAAGTAAAGGACAAAAGAGCTTAAAGAAATGGGGTAAAGAAAAGTGGAGGACAAAAAGTGGTAAGAATTCTACAGTGGGTCCGAAAGCAACTGGCGAGCGCTACATGCCGTCTTCAGCTATACGCTCTCTCACGCCAGCTGAATACGCCGCAACTTCTAGGAAGAAGAAAAAAGATACTAGAGCAGGTAAGCAACATTCAAAACAACCTAAAAGAATTGCAAAAAAAGTAGCGCGTCATCGATAATGAAGGGGACATATCTTATGGCTGGTAAAACACTGTCGGCAGTATGTAAAAATAAAAAAGAAATTACTTTTACAGAATCTTTAGATGAATCAGAAGTTATAGCTATAATGGCTTTTTGTAAAGCAAAAAAAATTGGCTGCGTTTTTACACAATCAAAACGATTATTAATATTAGAATGTAATAATATATCTGATGCGTTAGATGTGCTTTCTGAATTTGGCTTAATTGAATATATGGGTAGCTTAAAAGAAATTACTGAGTGGGATCTTAATTCAATTGAATCACCAGAAGAAGAAATAGACATTATCTTTACGCCAGAAAACGAGGACAACAAAATATGAATATAGAGAAATTAAAAGAAGAACTAACAATTGATGAAGGTTGTAAATATGAAATTTATAAAGATCATCTCGGTTATCCTACTTTTGGGATTGGTCACCTTGTGCTTAACACCGATCCTGAATATGGTTTAGAAATTGGTGCACAAGTAATTGATGAGCGTGTGCATGAAGTGTTTGAAAAAGATATAGCAGTTGTTATTGCTGATTGTAAAATAGAATATGTTTTCTTTAATGATCTTCCAGAAGAAGTCCAACACATTGTTGCAAATATGATGTTTAATATGGGTCGTCCTCGAATGAGTAAATTTCTTAAATTTAAAGTTGCCTTAGCAGAACATAATTGGTTAAATGCTGCAATTGAAATGGAAGATAGTCGCTGGCATAAACAAGTTACAAATCGTGCAAACAGATTAATTGAAAGAATGAAAAGTGTTTAAAAATATAGCTCTTACTATTATATCTATTATAGCATTGCCTATTTGTATTATATGGGAAATTATTAAAAGAAAAGAATTTATGTTTTTAATAGTTGGAATAGTAATTGGATATTTATATCATGTCGCATAAAAAAATAAGGCGTGCTGCTATACGTTATCAAAATAGTCAGGCAAGCCGAGGAAACTATATACCGTCAATTGAGGAAGCAATCCGAGAGGTTTCAAAAACTCAAAATGACAACAAAAAAACTACAGGCTGAATCTAAATATAATGAATATGATGAAGATGGAGATGGTATAGTTTCTGATTCCGAATTAGCACATATGAAAGAAATAAAAGAAACAGAGACAGCTTTGCGAAAACATTTAGCACAATTAAGAATGGCAAGATATACATTAATAGCAATGGGTGTTTTTACTGTTGCGATGTTTTTTATCCCCTTAGAACGCGTTAATGCATTATCTGATATAAGTAATTTATTTTATTTGTCAGGTGCAGGTATTGTTGGTGCGTACATGGGTTTTAATAAAATTAAAAAATAATGATATATACATATTTAAATAATACCTTAGTTATTGAAGGATCTGAAGGATTACTTTATGATAATAATAAGTTAATGTTTAAAGGTAATAGCTATATTGCAATAAAACTTTATATTGCAAATTCAAATAATAATCCTGAAGTTAAAGATAAGTTTAAACAGCAACTAACAATGCGCGAACAATGTCGATTTAAATTAAAAGAAAGAATGAACCCAGGAGTGGATCATGAACAAAAGATATATACAGACCCAGGTGGAACCAAAACAAAAACCCAAAAAAGAAAAAGAAAGAGTTATACCTAGACCAGGATCCTACACATCAAAAGAATTAGAAGAAGCTAAGAAGCTAAATTTAAAAGGGGGTAGATACTAATGGCCTCCGCAGGATATAAAGAAGCAGTAACTGATGAACAACTTTTTCAACTAATTGAAAGTGGTATTTATAATTCCTCTGGTGATTGGCTAAATGCAACTGATTTAGCAAGAGAAAGATTAAAATCTACATATGAATATGCAGGATTAGCAAACTATCACTTATCACCACAAGGTGTTAGTACGATTGTTGATACGTCAACTACTGAAGTTATTGAAGCATATACTGCTGTTATATCCGATTTGTTTTTGTCAAATAGCCGATTAGCTAGGTTTGTTCCTTATGATGAAACACCTGGCTCATTTAAAGCTGCAAAAGATGCATCAGCTCTAGTTAACTATTGTTTATTTAAAAAGAATAATGGTTGGGAACTAATGCAGCAATGGATTAAGTGTGCGTTATTATGGAAGAATGCTATTTGTCGCTGGTATTATGTTGAAGATACACAATATGTTTTTGAAGAGTTTGAAAGTATTTCACAATCTAAATTAGATGAATTACTTGCAGATGATAATATAGAAATTGTTGGTGACTTAGAATTTGAAAATACTTTTAGTGATGCAGATCCATTATCAAGTGCAGGACCTGATGCAGAATTAGTATATATTAATGTTAGAGTAAGAAAAAAATTAGATAAATCAAAAGTTAAAATTGAATTAGTTCCACCAGAAAATTTTCGTATTTCACGAGAAGCTACATCAATATATGATGCTTCTTTTGTTGGAATACAAACTGAAATGACTCGTTCTGAAATAAGAATGCATTATCCAGAAGCTGCAGAAGAAATTGACTTTGATGAATTAGGTGAAGGCAGTGCAATGTCTGTAGCAACATACTCTGAAGATGTTGCTGCACGTAAATTAATTACAGGACAAGAATATCATGATAGCGCTTTAACTCATGAAGAAAGTCCATTAGAAGCAAACAGAGCATTAACAGTTACAGAATGTTGGGTTAATGTAGATAGAGATGGTGATGGTATTGCTGAACTAAAACATCTTATTACCGTTGGTAGTTATATATTAGCTGAAGATGATATTGATTCTATTCCTTTAGCTTCTATTGTACCTATTGATATACCTCATGAATTCTTTGGTTTATCAATGGCTGACTTTACACGTAGTAGTACATTAGCTAGTACTGCAATTTTAAGAGGTTTTATAGAGAATACATATTTAACAAACTATGCACCAAAGCTTGCTGATCCAAATGTCGTAGATTTTAGTGCATTACAAAATATGAAACCTAAACAAATTATACCAACTAATGGAAATCCAAATGGTGCAGTAAGTGCATTAGCACCTGAAACAATTTCTACAAGTACAGTTCCTTTATTAGAACATTTACAATTAATAAAAGAACAGGCAACGGGTATGTCTAAAGCTGCTCAAGGTTTAAATGACACATTGTATGTTTCTGGCAACTCTGAACAAAAGCTAGGAGCTGTTCAAAGTGCAGCGCAAAAAAGAATACAACATATTGCTAGAAGATTTTCTGAGACGGGCTTTAAAAAATTAGCTGCCGGCATTTATGAAACAATGTATAAAAATATGAAAGGAAAAATATCTTATAATCTTGAAGGTATATATGATACTATTGATATGTCTGCACTTCCATCGAAGATGGATGTGGAAATTTTATTAGACATTGGGGAAAATTCAAATTCAAACAGAATCGGAAAACTAACTAGAATTGGTAAAGAAATATTACCAGCATTAAATTCACAAGGCGCAGGTATGGTTATTAAACCTGAAGCTCCTGCCGTATTAGCAACTAAATTAATAGAAGCAATGAATATTGATAGTAATGATTTTCTTGAAGATTACACAACAGATGAATTTAAACAAAAAGCTGTTCAAGTTTTACAAGAACAATCTCAAGCAGCCCAAGGAAAGAAACAAGCAGACCAAAGAAAAGCTATGGCTGATGCCGCGTTAGCGGAAGCCAATGTTGCTTTTACTAATGCACAAACAAAGAATACATTTGACGATAATGCAAAACAATTAGCTGTGTCTATTGATAGGCATTTTCAAGAATGGGCAGACCTTAATATTAAGGCCACCGACAAGGGTGCACAATTACAACCGCATCCACAATATGGTGAAATATTACAAATGGCAAAAGAGCTGTTACAACAAGGCTCAAATGATCTCGCTTTAAAAGGAGAACCTAATGGTTAATATAGACCAACTTATGCCTTATACGATAGGCTTTGATCGTATGTTTGATATGTTAAATAGAGACTTTAATATTCCTACTGGTGGATACCCACCTTATAATATTAAAAAAGATGGTGATTATAATTTTACTATTGAAATTGCTTTAGCCGGTTTTGGTAAAGATGATATAGAAATTAAAGTTGCTGATGGTGAGCTCTCTATAAAATCTATTAAAGAAAATAAAAATGAGGATGATGCTTTATATAAAGGTATTGCTTATAGAAAATTTAATAGAGTATTTACATTAGCTGATGATGTTGAAGTTAAAAAAGCATCATTAAATAATGGTATGCTAACAATTAATCTGGAAAAAATTATTCCAGACGAAAAGAAACCTAGAGTAATTAAAATTAATTAGGGAGAAAGATTATGGCTGTAGGAACAGTAACAATGACAAATGCCGGTGTAGGTGGTACTCAATCAGGTACTATTACTACTGCTGCTGGCTCAGGTGCAGGTGTTATTATGGTATGTAACGATACTGATTCACCAATTACATATAATGTAGCAACAGCAGGTACGGTAGTACAATCTGGTTTAAAACTTGCAGAAAAAAGTTTTGCAAGAATTACTGGACTTAATAATGGTGCTCAAACTTTAACAAGTGTTAGTACTGCACATGGTACTGCTGCACAAAATGCAGAGATTGTTTATGTCACTTTAGCTAGTGCATAAATAAAGTATTATAATATGATTAAGGAAAAATACAAGAAGGTAGCTGAGACGAAGCTAGGTAATGCTAAATCCTATGGCAATCATAAAATACATCCCGAAGAATTAGCGCGGCGTGCTCATGTTAAAGGGCACTTCGCTGCAAAAGAAAGAGATGAATTTTTTGATGAAGTTTATGGTGAAGTATTAGTAGATTTATTTGGTGAGTGGTTAAAAACTGAATCTCACGAAACTAAGTCTAGAGAATTTTTATACTCCACAGCTATGGCTTTAGGAAGTGTAAAAGAAAAAATGATTCAATTTGAAACTTATGGTAAAAATGTACCATACTTAAAAGAGGACAACGTAAATGAGACTAATTGAAAACGATAAGTTATTAACAAATATTAATGAAATGATTAATGTATTAGAATATGATTCTAGTAGAAGTCCAGGCAAAACAAAAGTTAATGCTCAGACACTTATTAACTTATTTAAATTAAAAGAAATATATGAAAAGAATTCTAAAAAGCCTACATCTAAAACGGAGGTAAGCACTAATGAATAGTACCGAAGCAACAATAGACTCTACCCAATCGGATGACTCTATAGCTCCCGGTGGTCAAACAGAAGAGAAAATGCTGGCTGACATTATGCGTAATTCACCATTGTTGAAGAGCGACGAATCTCTACCCAAAGAGCAAGTTCCTGAGTTAGACCCGGAAGAAACAGTACCAGAAGACCCAGAGGTTACTGAAGAATCCGAAAGCGAAGAAGTTGAAGAAGAAACTAATGAAGAAGAAGTAGAAGCAACAGAAGAGGATGCCACTGAAGAAGTCGCTACCCAAACTGATGTTTATACAACTGAAGACTTAGATTTAGATGCAAAAGTATCCATTAAAATTGATGGTAAAAATACTGATGTTTCTTTTAGTGATCTTATTAAAGGTTACTCTACTGAACAATCTCTTTCAAAAAAGGGTCGAGAACTAGGTGATCAAAGAAAAAACCTAGAGGAAGAATATAATAAAAAACTAGAAGACATACAGCAGTTGGGATCTGCGTCGGCTAATATATTATATTCAGAAGAGCAAGCGCATGCTAAAGTGTATCATGATATTGAAGCTAAAATTACTGAAGCAAGAAAAGATAATGATGCATATAAGATTAATGAACTTAAAGATGAACGTGAGCAAGCACAAGAAGCTTATTGGAAAGCACGTAATAAAAGAGAAACTGTTTTAAAAGAGATTAAAGAAAATGCAGATAACCAATTTAAAGAAGGTTGGCAAAAGCAAGTTGATAATTTTAATAAAACAATTTCTGATTTTATTCCGGACTACAGTGATGATACTGCAAAATCAATAAGACAATTTGCTATTGATGAAGGTGTTAAAGCTGAAGTCATTGATGTAATCGTTGATCCAAGTATTGTTAAGTTTGTTGATGATTATCGTAAGTTAAAGCAAGGTGTAACAAAAGGATCTGCAAAAAGAAAAGCAGTTTCTACTAAACGTGTACCTATAAGAAAAAGTAAATCACCATCTGAAAAAAAAGTTCAGAAAGCAAATGATTTACGAACTCGTGCTTTAAAAGCAGATTCATCACAATCTGATCAAGACGCTTTTCTAAAAACTCTAGCTCAAAGATCCCTAAGTAAAATGTAAACTTATAGGAACCTTTGGAGGGTTATATGACTACTACTATTGGAGTGCGTCACGTAGAAGGACCAGGTGGTCCAGCTCGTGGAACTAGCACTAATGAGACTGTCTCTCAAAGAGAAGATCTCGCAAATTTTATTACAATGATAACAAGAGATGAAACTCCTTTTATTTCTGACATTGGAAAATCAAAAGCAACTGCTATTTATCATGAATGGCAAACTGATGAACTAGATACTCCAGGCGATTCAAGAATTGCTGAGGGTCAAGATTATGCTGAACCTGCAAGTTCGGCTTTATCTTTAAGTCCAGCAGTTGGTGCAAAGTTTGGTTTATCCGGACCAACTAGAACTAGACTTGGAAACTATACTCAGATTAATGGTAAGACTCTTGCTGTTTCTGGTACAAGACAAGCTGTTGATCAAGCCGGTGTAGCTGATGAGTATGCTTATCAACTTAAGAAACGTGGTACAGAAATGAGACGTGACTTAGAATTTGATATGATTCATTCTTATAATATTTCAGCTGCTTTAGGTGCGCAGGGTAATACTGCAAGATCAGCTGGTGGATACCAGGCATTTATTAATGGTACAGCAACTTGTAATTATGTAGGTCAATGGGAAGCTCCTTCTCAAGCTACTACTGGTGCAGGTACTGATAATAATGGTACAGCAATACCAAGAGCTAGCGTAAATGCATCTTCTTCAGCTGCTCCTACTAGAGGATCTTTAGCATTAACTGATATAGATCAGGTTATGCAAAAGATATATGAAGAAGGAGGTAAGGCTTCTAAGATCATGTTATCACCAAAATTAAGAAGGGATTTTTCTGACTTAATGATTAGTGATACTGGTGTTAAGAGAGAGATCGGTTCTACTGGTCAGCTAAGACAATCAGTTGATGTATATATGTCTGACTTTGGTGATGTTATGGTTATTCCTAACTATATTATGGGATTAACTAATAACCATGCTTCTATCTTAGGTGATGGTCATGCGTCTACTAAGTTTACTAGTAGTGGTATTCCAAATATGAAAGACTATGCTGCATTAATCTATGATCCAATGTGGTTTGCTATTGCTACCCTAAGACCTTTACAAGAGGTTGATGTAGGGCAGAAAGGTGATTCAACTGTCGGTATGATGGTCGAAGAGTGTACTTTCGAAGTAAGAAATCCAAAAGGATGTGGAGCAATCTACGGTCTTAACTAAAGTATCTAAGGGAAGGTTTTAATTAATCTTCCCTTTTTTTACAGGGAGAATGAAATGCCGATTATAATTACACCTACAAAGAAGAAGTCTAATAAAAAGAAAAAGTCTAAGCAAGGCATTGAAGGACAAAATAAAACTAAAGATATGCTTGCAATTAAACCAAAGAAAGATTTAAAATATAAAAGAAATTATTCTTATGGTGAACACTACGATAAAGCATTTACAAAAACATTTGGTAAAATGCCAAAGAAGCCAACTATGACAGATAAGATTGCTAAAGGTGTTGGTATGGTTTTATCACCAACTGTTGCAATGGAAGCTGCTTATAATAATTATAAAAATAAACAGTATAAAGCACATGGTGGAAAAATATCTAAATACTACAAAGATGGTGGTATGGTTATTACAGGGAGAGACTAATGCCTGGCAAAAAATATAGTGATACATATAGCGATAAAATGTATAATGAACTAAAAAAGGGCTTAAGCAAATCTGCTAAAGATGCTAACAAAGCTGGTAAAATAAAAGATCCATTTGCTGACATTATGCTTAAAGTAGGAAAAGAGCAAGGTGTTTTTAAAGCACATGGTGGTATGATTAAAAGTAAGTACTATGCTCATGGTGGTGAAATTATGGGTGGTAGAGAAATGCTTACAGACAAGCAAAGAAACTTACCAGAAATGTTACAAAAGAAAATTATAGCGTCAAAGAAAAAGGGGTAATGATATGCCAAAAGTAGGAAGCAAACATTTTGCATATACACAAGCAGGAATGAAAAAAGCTAAAGAGCATGCAAAAAAAACTGGTCAAAAGATGACTAATGTAAAACCTAAAACTAAAAAGAAAAAGTAGTTAATAACGGAGGGAACAATGTACGTTATAAAAGCGGCAAACGGAAATATATATCCAGTAGATCGATCAGTATTTAGAGTAGCACAAGTTACTACTGGTGGATATAAGTTAACACACTTTACAGCAAATGCTGCAAGTGTAGCCACAAACGCTAATCCAGCAGCGGCAACAGCTGGAGATGAATTAGGTTATATTGGTAAGTCAGGTAGGTTTATAGCAATTACTGAACCTGCTACATAATGAGGATTAGATATGTCTGAACAATACGAATTTAAATTTGGTAGTAGTACTGTTGAAAATAAAAAAGATATTAAAGCAAACTTTGATTTACAAACAGGTAGCTGGTCTGCTGAACAAGATGTTACACATTTTAAAGAACATGTAAATCTTGAAAAACAAAAACAAGAGTACTATGGTATTACAAATAAAGGTTATAGAAAAATGGCCACAATACCTGATATAGTAGCAATTGATATTAATGAAAAATATGGTATTGATTTACATGATCCTACCTTTATGCAAGATATAGATAAGAAAGCAAAGTTTAAAAAAATATTACAAACAGAATATCCGCATCTTATGTATAATTCTTAGGAGGTTATAATGGCTTTAACATATACTGAATTAACTTCATTAGTTAGACAATGGTCAAATAGAGATGAAGAAGTTGTATCTGATTCAGTTATTCAAGATACTTTACAATATGCAGCAGATAAAGCATATAGAACTTTAAGAGTACCTCCTTTAGAAAATGTTGCTGTTTTCACTAATGCTGATAATGCATTAACAAACGCAACTGTTGCTGCAACTAATATTAGTCCAAGTAAAACTGAATTACAAATACCACAAGATTTAGTTGAAATAATTTCTATAAAAGAAACTGATTCAGCTAATAATACAATAAGAGTCTTTAATGAAAAATTAGATTCAAGAACTTTCTTTGATCCATTTGCTGAAAGATATACTAATAATAATTACTTTACAAGAGAAAGAAATATTATTTATGTAAGTCCAGGTTTTGGTTTTTCTAATCTTGGAACAGCTGCTAATATAGAAGTATATTATTATAGACGATTACCAGCACTTAATAGTAAGTATGCGGTTACAGTTCTTAACTATGCTGCTGGTTTACTTACGACTACGGGTGGTACAACAGCATTACATTTTGTTAATGGGAATACAACAACGGCTTATGCAACAGCGACAGAAGCTACAGCAGCTGCTGATGGTGCTGGAACAAATACAGCAAACTATATAGGTATCGATGTACCTCATTGGCTTAGAGATGAAAATGAAAGAATACTATTATATGGTGCATTAGCTCAAATATTTGCTTTTACTCAAGATGATGTTCAAGCTGCAAAGTATGATAAATTATTTTATGGTGAAATAAAAGAACTGAATGATGAAGATAAACAAAGGCAAACATCAGGTGGTAATGTACAAATGAACTTTAATGGAAGAGGTATGATATGACAACTCCTGCAAGACCAGGTAGCTTTACAGGTGCTACTGATACTGCCTCATCTGGTAGTTACTTTGGAACAACCTTACTTAGTGGTATATCTGATTTAGTAGCCGCTGACGTTACAGCCGCACAAACTTCAGCTACTAATGCTGCAACAAGTGCAACGAATGCCGCAACAAGTGAAACTAATTCAAGTGGAAATGCAACTGTTGCACAACAATTTGCAACTAATGCACATAATACTCAATTTGCTTATAGTGGTAGTAATTATTTTTCCGCTTTACATTATGCTACAGAAGTATCTAATCAAACATCCTTAGCAACAACTGCTAGGACTGATGCACAAAACTTTGCAGTAAGAGCTGCGAATTCAGCCTTTACATATGATGGTCAAAATTATTTTTCTGCATTACATTATCAAGCTCTTGCAGATGCTAATGCTACAACAGCAAATAGCTATGCAAATAAAGTCGATGGTGCAGTAGCTAGTACTAATTACAGTGCTAAGGCATGGTCAATAGGTGGCACAGGAATAACTACAACTGGCTCGAGAGGTGCTGCAAAAGAATGGGCTACAACAACTGGTGGAGCTGTTGATACTTCTGAATATTCGTCTAAAGAATATGCTATTGGTACAACTGCAACTAGTTCTAAGTCTTATGCTTTAAAGGTAGATGGAGCAATAACTGGTTCTGACTATAGCTCTAAAGCATGGGCATTAGGTGGAACTGGTGTAACAACAACGGGTTCTAGAGGAGCTGCGAAAGAGTGGGCAACAACTACAGGTGGTGCAGTTGATACTTCGGAATACAGTGCTAAAGAATACGCAATAGGAACTACAGTACCTGCAGGTTCTGCAAAAGAATGGGCGACAACTGCAGAAGATAGTGCAGTTAGTGGAGGAGAATACTCGTCTAAACACTATGCAGCTAAGTCATCTGCTAGTGCAACTGCTAGTGCAAACAGTGCAACAGCATCAGGTAATAGTGCAAGTACTGCAAGTGGTCATAAAGATACAGCAAGTGGTCATGCTACTACTGCACAGAATTATGCTACTAAAGTAAATGGAGTTGTACCAAGTACATCAGATTATTCTGCTAAAGCTTGGGCTGTAGGTGGCACAGGAATTGATAATGCTTCAGGTGGAGGTAGTGCTAAAGATTGGGCAACAGATACTACTAATACAGTTGATAATGCAGAGTATAGTGCTAAAGAATATGCAATAGGAACTCAATCAGGTCAAAGTGCTGGATCAGCTAAACAATGGGCTATTGGTGGTGGTTCTGGATTTACTACAAGTACAGCAGTAGCTGGTAGTCAATATTCAGCTAAATATTGGGCAGAACAAGCAGCAGCTTCAGCAGATAGTTTTGATGATGTTTATCTTGGAGCGAAGAGTTCTGATCCTACACAAGATAACGATGGAGATGCATTAACAACTGGAGATTTGTATTATCATACTGGAAGTAGTGATTTAAAAGTTTACAATGGATCAGCTTGGGAAGTTGCAGCAGTAAGTACAGCAGGCTTACCTTCTGCAGGTTTTACAATTGCAATGGCAATAGCCTTATAGGGAGAAAATAATGGCACAAAATTTTAGAAGATATGCATTAAGAAGCATAGGTACAACAGCAGCAGATGCTCCTGATGGTACTGATTTTAATTCATACGATACAATAATAGGAATACATTTAGCAAATAGAACATCTAATACAATTAACGCAACTGTATTTATCACAGACTATAATGACGATGCTGATGATGATCCAACAAATAATCCGAATAATACCTATTACTTATTAAAAGATGCACCTATACCAGCAGGATCGGCATTACAAGTAATGGATGGTGGTGCTAAAGTTGTTGTTCAAGATGGTGATCGATTATGGATTCAATCTGATACAGCAAGTTCATTAGATGCATGGGTGTCTGTTGTAGATGCAATAAGCACATAGGAGAGTTAAATGGGATACGTAGGAAATCAAGCAGCTGTTGCATTTAATAGCATTACTAAGCAAGATCTTACAGGAGCTACTGGTAGTACATTAACTTTGTCAAATGCAGTTGCAAATGAAAATGAAATAGCATTATACATTAATAATGTTAGACAAGAACCTGCAACATCTTATACAGCAAGTGGAACTACTGTAACATTACAAGGTTATACTGTAGCTGGTTCTGATGATATATATGTTGTATATTTAGGTAAAGGTCAACAAACAACAGTAACACCAGATGGTTCAGTAACTAGTGCCAAACTAGGTAGTGGTGTTGTACATGGTTTAGGAATATTCAAAGGTGATACTTCACAAGATCTTGGTGCTATTATAAGAGTACATGAAAATGAATTAAACACAAATGTAACTATTGATGCTAATACTAATGGAATAGCTAGTGGTCCATTAACAATAGCAAGTGGTGTTACACTAACAATAACTAGTGGAGGAGCATTGTCAATAGTATGAGTATATTAAGAACAAATCAAATACAAGATACAAGTACAAACGTTGCAGCAAATATTAGTGGTGGTGTAGTCAATTTTACTAATCCACCTATAAATGTTGGAGTTTCAAATTTACAACTTTTTAGATTAGATGGTAATGTTACTAGTACAACTACTCCAACTATTCTTACGTCTTGGGCTGATGGGCATGATAATGATTTATTTAAAAGAATAGGAACTGCATGGTCTAATAGTAGTGGTGTATTTACACCTTCTGTTAATGGCTTATATGAAGTTATTTTTATAGCATCTTTAAGTACAACTAGTAATAATGATTATGTTCAAATTGATTTTCAACCTAGTACAGATAGTGGAAGTAATTATACAAATGAAGATTTGTATACTAGTGCAGTTCATGTAAATAGTGGTTCAACTCATCATCATCATAATTTTATTAGGTATTATAATATAGCAACTGCATCTACTTTTAGATTTAGAGTTAAAATTTCTGCTGAAGGAAGTAATGTAATGTTTAGAGGTAGTGGTGGTGTTAATCGAAAATGTGCATTAGTATTTAAACGTTTAGCAGATGCACAATAGGAGCATAATATGAGTGAATTAAGATCAAATAGAATTACGGATATCGCTGGAACAGCATCTCCTATAATTCCTGGAGCAGTGTTGCAGGTACAATCAATGACAGTTACAACTAGTGGCACTTCAAATTCAGGAACTACATTTACTGATACTGGCTTAACTATAGATATTACTCCTAGCTCAACGAGCAGTAAAATTTATGTTATGTCCCATGTAAGTATGGGTGCAACTAACGGATTCCGATTTGCATTGCGTCTTGTAAGAGGAAGCACTGATATTTCCATAGCAACTAGTGCTGGTAGTAGAACAGTATCAACAGTAGCACATCAAGGTAGTGGTGGAAATATTATCGATACTACCCTTCCTATATTCTTTTTAGATGAACCTTCTACAACTAATGCACTTACATATAAAATACAAGCAGCAGCTGAACAAAGTGGTGGAACATGGTACTTAAATAGAGGTGGACTAGCTTCTGATAATTCTACTGTATATGCTGCTACTTCAAGTATTTCAGTTATGGAAATAGGAGGATAACATGAGTACATTAAAAGTCGGTGCTATACAAAGCACAACAGGTAATGCTGCTATGACTGTAGCTAACACAGGGGTAGCTACATTTAATAGTCTTCCAGTTAATGCTAGTGCAGCTGGCACTGGTGCATTTTCAGCTAGAGCTACTACACCAACAACTTGGGCTACATTAAGTACTAATGGAATACTTGGTTTTAATAATGTTAGTACTGGCGACAGCTTTGATACAGATTCTAATTATAATACATCAACGTATAAGTACACTGCACCTGCTACTGGTGTTTATATATTTTGGTACACTATATATACTGCAAATCAAGATACTGGTAATGAATTTGGTTTTTTAAAAAATAGTGGAAAAATTGATTATTCTCATGGTACAGATGATAAATTTACTGGTTTAAATAGTTCTGATGATGACCATCAACAAACAGTTTCTATTGTTGTTCCTTTAACAAGTGGAGATACAATGGCAGTTATTGCTACAACTGGTTGTGATTGGTATCCACCACACTGCTCATGGGGAGGTTGTAGATTAAAATAATGAAATATTTAAAATTAAAAACATGGAAAGAAGAACATAGTTCCATTTATAAAGAAATAGTTTCTCGATTTGGTTTATCAGATTATAAAGATGATACAAAAAGAGCTAAACATATAGCTACTCTTAAAACAGAGTGGGAAGCTAAAAAATATCAAAGAGATAGAGAAGAAGATTATCCATCTATAGGTGATCAATTAGATATGATATATCATGCTGGTCAAGGTGGAGATAATTTTCAAAAAGCTATTAAAGCAGTAAAAGATAAATATTCAAAGGAGTAGAGCATGGCAAAAAGTCAAATAATAACTTCGTCTATTGCTAATGCTGCAGTAGACACAACTCAGCTTGCAGCAGATGCAGTTGATAATACTATATTAGATCTTGCTGGTAGCTATGCTTTTAGTGGTACTGTAAGTGGTACTGGTTCAAAAAGACTTTTAAGATCAGTTACAATATCTAGTAATACAAATTCTGTTGATTTTGTGCATGGCTCTAATGGTGTGGTTTTAGATTCAACTTATTCAAGATATGAAATAACTATAGATAACGCTATATCAACAACAGAAGCTCAGTTTAATCTTTACACAAGTAGTGATAGTGGCAGTAACTATGATGGAGATAGTCAATATAATTCTGTATACCATAGACATTATAGTAATGGAAGTTCAACTGGAAACGATAGTGCTTATGTCAATGATTTTGCATTAAACCATGATCAAGGAACTTCGGCTACTGCTAGTAGAGGTGGTGTTACTGGCACTATTCTTGTTGATTATTTAGGCTCTGGACAAAGAACTGTATTTAATGGGCAATTTTTTGGATATGGTCAAAGTGTTTATCAAATACATACAAATAGTATAGGTTCTCATGCTTCAGATTCAGATACTATTAATGGTTTAAGATTAAAATTTCGAAGTGGCGATATTGCTAGTGGTATATTTAAAATATACGGAGTTGTATAATGGCTAATAGAATAAAAAATGTAAATGGTATTGAGATAGAATTAACAGATGCAGAACAAGCACAACTAGAAAAAGAAGAGGCTGAATATGCAAAAGGTGCATTAGATAGAGAACTTAATTGGCTTAGAACTATTAGAAATAATATATTAAATGATTCCGATTATATGGGTAATTCAGATGTAACTATGTCAGATGCTTGGAAAACTTACAGACAACAAATGAGAGATATAACAAATGGTTTGGATACAGTTGAAAAGGTGCAAGAAAAAATGAAGTTTGATGAAAAAACTAAAACTCATGTCAACTTTCCAACAAAACCAAGTTAAGGAGTAAAGTATGCCATATATAGGAAAAGAACCCTTACATGGGGAGTATATAAAGCTAGATGCAATAACAGCTAGTGCTACTGCTACTTATAATTTATTAAGAGGTGGTGCAGCATTTAGTCCTGGAACTGCCGAGCAATGTATTGTAAGTCTTAACGGAGTAACACAAGCTCCTGGAGATGCTTATACTATAAGTGGTAGTCAAATAACATTTAGTGATGCATTAACAAGTAATGATGTTATTAATTACGTATTAGTCATGGGGAATAATTTAGATACAGGTACACCTTCTAGTGGATCTATTCAAGCAGCACAGTTATCTAATACATTATTTAGAGACCCATTAAGAATTAACGATGATAGTATTGACACCGATATAACTATAGCTAGTACAGAAAGAGCTATGGTAGCTGGAGATATCTCCGTTGCTAATGGTGTAACACTAACAGTAAATGGAGTTTTAACAGTAGTATGAGTAAAATATTCGTAGACACAATAGATGCTAAAACAGCTAATAGTAATATAGCTTTTAATCAAACTCCAATTTTTCCAACAGGAAAAGATCCTTTTATAAATGTAGTAGAAAACTGGTATTACCATACTACAGATGTTGCACATAATAACGGAGCTTTGTTAAATAATAGTTGGTATAGATTAGATCCAGCTGTAGCTGATACTGATGGAGTTTACTCAGCTACTGGTCATGCAATTAAAAATCCTGGAATGTCAAATAGCTCTGGAATTTTTTCATTTCCATCAACAGGTATTTGGTATACAAATTTAAGTTTTAAATTTTATGGCTCTGGAGGAGCTGCAGCAAGTTATGGTGTAAGACTTTCAGTTACAACTGATGGTAGTACTCTGATACAATGTGCTCAAGCATATATGGGAATAAGTTCTACTAATTATCATGGTACAATTCCTTTAGTTCATGTATTTAATGTTACAGATATTGCTAATCAAAAATTTCAATATACTATTGCTGGAGGTGGTAATCTAACAGTACGAGCTGGTAATACTGTGGACAAAACAAGATTACAAATTATAAAACTGTGTCCATCGGTATAGGAGGAATATAATATGAGTGGAATAATAGAAGCAACAAATTTGCAAACAGCAAATATAAAACATACTAATGGAACTACTGCTGCAAGCGTAAGTAGTGGTGGAGTAGTTACATTTAATAATCGTCTAATACAACCTCAAAGACCAATTTTTTATGCTCAAGGAACTGGTCAAAGCATTTCACAAAATACAGAGACTACTATAGCTTTTCCATCAGAAAAGTTTGATGTGGGTAGTTATTATAATGCAAGTACATATAGATTTACCCCACCTGTAGGTATATATAGATTATTTGCTGCACTTCAAATTAATTATATATCATCACCAACAGATAGAGTTGAATTAACAATAATAAAATATGACAATAGCGGGAGTTCAACTACTGATATTGCAGAGGGTGAAATGGGTCAAGGAACTGAAACTTATAATACATCTGTGTTTGTAGAAGTTATTGTAGAACAAACAGATGCTAATGATTATTACTATTGTACTGCTATGACTACAGCTGGCACAAGAACTTTACAAGGAGATGCAACAACTGCAAAAACATATTTTGGTGGTTTTCAATTATAGGAGGATAGCATGACAAGTATAATTAAAGTAAACAATATACAAAATA